ACCAGCATCTACTGCAACAGTTACTCTAGCCGCTTCTTCATGGGCTCAAGCAAACAACGGGTTCTACGTTGCAGAAACAGCTGCTGGATTAACTGTTGATGCTGCAATCGCTGTAGCTCAAGCACTTAGTGGCAAGAGCTCAACTGCTATGTACTACCCACACGCTTACATCTCAGACCCAATCGGTCGTGGAAACGGCGCACTTCGTCTGGTAGGTCCTTCAGGAGCAATTGTAGGAAAGTACCTTGCAACAGATGCAAGCATTGGTGTGTTTAAATCACCTGCTGGTCTACGAAGCCCAGTTGCTGGAATGGTTGCTCTAGAGCGAGTCTTTACAACATCTGAACTAGACCGTATGAACAACGGTTTGCCAGCTGCAGGAACAGGTTCTGTTGCTCCAGTAAACCCTCTTCGTCAGATTCCTGGCGCAGGAATTGTAGTTATGGGTGCTCGCACCCTGCTACAAGATGGAACTGCAAACCGCTACATCAACATGCGTCGTTCTTTGATTTACATCAAAGCACGTCTACAGGCTCTTACTGAGTTTGCAATCTTTGAAAACAACGATGAGCGCCTATGGTCACAAATTAATGGTGTGATTGATTCATTCCTTAACGAGTACCGCAATCAAGGAGGTCTTCGTGGAGGACCTGCACAAGCATACTTCATCAAGTGCGACGCAGAAAACAACCCTGCAAACCTAATCGCTCAAGGTGAAGTCCACATTGAAGTTGGCGTTGCGCTGCAGTACCCTGCAGAGTTCATCGTCATTGACCTCAGCCAAAAGACGCTGAACTAACCAAGGAGATAATAAATTATGGCTACCATAGTTAACAATCGTTCAAGCCTATTGACAGACCCAATTCGTAACTTTAGGTTTTTGGTTACGTTCAAGGCACAGACTGGTGCAAGCACAGCGACTAAAGCGTTGGCTGAAACAACAGCTGTTATGGGTTTTACATCCGTATCAGGAATGGCTGTAACAACAGACTCTATTCCTTACCGTGAAGGTGGATACAACACCACTGTTCACCAAATTCCAGGGCAAACAACCTTTGCTCCTATCACTCTACAACGTGGAATGATTCTTGGAACCGCTAAAAACTGGAAGTGGATGCGAGAGATGTTTGCCACAGTTCAAGGTGGTGCAGGCTCACGTGGAGTTGCAGATAATTTCCGCTGTGATTTGGAAATCGCGGTTTTGTCTCACCCAATCCCAGGTGTTGGTTCAGAAGGCTCTGGAGACAACACACCTCCAACAGACCACGTAGCTATGCGCTTTAAGGTGTATAACTGCTGGCCTACATCAGTTGCTTACTCAGACCTAAACGCTGGAGATAACGCTCTGTTCGTAGAACAGATGACACTCGTACACGAAGGTTTTGACGTCAACTTTGCCACAGCACTAGACGCAGCGGGTCAAGCACCAACTGAATTTGGCGCTGCTGGAACAGCACCTGTACAAGTTTAACCCAATCTAACAAAGGAATAAAATGACAACGAAAACAATTAATGCAGCGGCTAATCCCGCAATGGCTAACAACATCCTAAACCAAGTCATTAACGAACAGATTGAAGATGATTTCAATCCCGAAATTAAATCTCCTGTGGATACTACGGTGGAACTTCCTGGCGGATATATAACATCCGCTGGGGAGCTCCTCCGTACCGCAGAAGTACGAGAGCTAAACGGTAGAGATGAAGAAGCAATTTCTAAAGCATCTAGTGTTGGAAAAGCTCTTGTAACAATCATCCAACGAGGAACAGTTTCTATTGGGCACGTCAAGTCTGAAGAGTCTGTTTTAGATGGATTGCTAGCGGGAGATTTAGACGCTCTTCTTCTTGGAATTATCAAGTCAACTTTTGGAGTAGACATTGAAATACAGTCATACTGCGCAAAGTGCGAAGATTACAAGGTAGTAACAGTTGATTTAAATGAAGACATCAAAACAAAGGTTCTGACAGACCCAATGAACGACCGTGTTTTTATTGTCAAGGGAAAGAAAGATACTTTTACAGTCTCTTTGCCTGACGGTGCTACACAAAAGGCACTAATTAAAAATGTTGACAAAACAGAGGCAGAACAAACTACAGTTTTGCTTGAACACTGCGTATTAAAGATTAACGACAACCCTGTTTACAGCCCATTACAGGTGCAAAACCTTGGGATGGTAGACAGAAAAAACATTGTAAAAGAAATTAACAAGCGGGTCCCTGGCCCTCAGTTTGATGACATCTCAGTTACTTGCCCTGAGTGTGAAGGTGAGGTAACGGTCTCCATTAATTTGGGAACCTTGTTTCGCTTGTAGTTATACGTCGTACTTAGAGCTGTTCTCACAATGGGCAGTACTAAGTGACACTCACGAAGGATGGACATTGTCTGACATTAAAGATATGTCAGTAAGAGAGAGAAAAAATTGGCTAGAACTAGCCAAGGCGAGGTCAGAAAGGACAAGTAGTGGCATTTAACTTTATGGGTAATGTAAAAACGCTTACCTCTTCTGTCACCTCCCTTAAAAAAGAACTCTCTGGTGTCTATGACGTCTTAAAAAAGATTAAAGGGCTTGGACCATCAGCATTTGGAGACGTCAATGCGGTTCTGTCCAAAAGTGGTCAGTTCGGTAATGGTCAAGGAACACCTGTATTTGCCAAAACACCTGTAAATGGTGCGCCTAAGTTTTCAAGCCAAACACCTATGGCTGCTGCAAAACCAGGCTCAAATGCACAACAGTCGCAGTACGAAAAAACAGCGATGGCAATGCAGACCCAGTATCTGGATATGGGTATACGCCAAGCTAAATTTGGCATGGCTGCAGGTGTTGTAGCAGCAACAGGTGCCGTCGTTAGTGGCGTTGCAGGTATGCTGCCAGCAACTGGGCAGGTTGCTCAAAGAGCTGGAATTTTTTATGGTGCTTCAGCTATGTTTGGCGGAACAAACAGAGTAGCAAATCAAAGAGCTACCTTCAACGCTATGCGCGGTGGTATTACAAGTGACATGGGTGATGCAGAAGCCTTTAGCGCCTTAACAAGCTTTAGCTTTATGCCTGGTAGCAAAAACATGGCTCAAGGTCTTGGAGATGTTAGCGCTGCTGCTAAAGCTTTAGGTATGGACAATGCCAATGCCGCAGCAGCTGTTGGAGCAATGTCTACTGGAAGTATGGGAGCTCAGCTCTACCAGTACGGTATCCGTCAATATGACGACAAGGGAAACCTACGTAAATCTGGAGACATATCTAAAGACATTTTGCAACGTATTTTTTATCCAGGTCAAGATGTAAGCAAAATTGGCGCAGAACAGTTTGCTAAAGACTCAATGGGCATGAACCTTGACTATCAACTTAGCACTATGGGCATTACAGGTGACCTTTTAACTAAGACAAAAGCAGAGATGGGACTGGCAGTAACAGGTAAGAACCCTAACCTATCCTCTGTAGACACCTCAGGCAGCCCCTTAAAGCCTTTCTTAGATATACAAACTTCTGAAACAAAATTAGTTCAAAAAACTGAAAAAGACATTTTAATAGGAGCCCAAAAAGCTGCTGATGCATTAACAGTATTAAACGCAACATTAGAAAAAACCCCTCCTTTAATTGTCCAACTAAACAGTGCACTTACAACTTTTCTTGCAACAAAATCTGGCGGTGGAGTAAAAGATTTAGTAACAGGAGTTGTTGGTGGAGTAGCAAGTACTATCATGGCTTCAAAAGCATTGACTGCCCTTAAAAACCTTAAAGCAGGTGGAGCACCAGTAACGCAAGCTGCAACAAAAGAAGCCGCTAAACAAGCTGCAAAAACAGCAGCAACAAATGCTGCACGAACAGCTGCTACTCAAACCGCTGTAACTGTTGCAGGAACATCTGCGGCTACTGCTGCTGGTGTTACTGCTGCCATTGCACTACCAGGAGCAGCATTAATTGGCATGCAGTCCGCATATTACAAACAGGGTCAAGAAAACTTAACAGAAATGGAAAGAATCGCTGCTGCACAAGCAAACGGTTGGAAAAACCCTGACGGAACTCCATATGCAGCAGGACCAAAAGAAACATTTATGAGTGCG